AGATCAAGCTGTGGATGGTGCGCGCGTCGGGGCAGCCTTTGGTGCGCAGCACGTAGGCGGCTTTGCCGGTGAACGCGGCGTAGATGACCCGCCGGCAGCCGAGCTGGTCGACCAGATGCTGGGCCAGCGTGGTTTTCCCGGTGCCGGCGTAGCCGAACAGGCGGAACACCTGCCGCTGCCGGCCGTCGTACCACTGCGTGACCTTGTCGACCGCCTCAGCCTGCTGCGGGGCCAGCTCCAACGTGGTGGCGGTCATGATGGGCCGCCGTCCCGGCCGATGTTCAGCTCAGGGTCGGGGTCGTCGACGAGCACCTGCTCCCACCGGCTTGCAGTAGGTAAGCCAACGTGCGCCTGCCGGTCGCCGCCCGGGTTGTCACCAGGCAGCCCAGCCAAGTACCTCACCGACGGCGCCACCGCCGCTGCAGCTGCGGCGGCAAAATGTGCCTGTGCGATCGTGGCCACCATCTGCGCGATGGCGACTTCGAGGTCTCCCGCGAACCCCGTGCGGCACGCTTGCTCGACCCAGCGCAGGTGCCGTTCACCGGCGAGGTAGTGGTCGGGGCCTTTCACAACCTCACCGCCTGGGGGCCGCCGACGACGATCCGGGCCGGACTCTGCCCGGATCCGGGGCAGGGCCGGTGGGCACGGATCCGGCCATCGGCGCGAATCGCATGCTCATGCCCGCATTCGGCGCAAATGCCACGGTTGGTGGACAGCTGGGGCAGGGTGCGGGCCCAGTCGAGCAGGTCCCGGTTGGCGATGTAGAACCGGCGGGCGGCCTTCCAGCGTCGGGTGGCCCGCCAGGTGTGCCAGCGCGCGGCAAACGTGGTGATGATCATGGTGTGCTCCTTCCGGTGGCGGCCAGTCGAGGGCGGCCGGGTGGGATGTGGTGGCGGGCGCGGATGCGCCGGACCCGTGCGTCGGCGTGGCGGCCGGCGGTCCAGCCGGCCCGGGCGGCGATCTGCGGGTCGGAGTGGCCGGCGGCGGCCAGCCGGGTGATCAGGGCGACCAGATCCGGGTCGTCGAGCGCGCCGGCCAGGCGGGAGTGGATACCCGCGTCGGCGAGGATGGACGCTGCGGACGGGCGCCACCGTAGGGTGCGACGGCGCCCGTGGTGTTCGGGGTGGCGGCAGCGGCCGGTGCGGCAGCGCAGGATCGCTCGCCGCTCGTTCGGGTACAGCCCGCCCCAGATGCCCCACTGGTCGTACGTGTTCCACTCGAGTGCGTGCTCGAGGCAGGCCTCACGCACCGGGCAGGTGGTGCAGACTTGCAGGGCGGCGGTGCCGCGGTTGCCGGATCCGTCGAGGTCCCATTCGGTCGGTGGCAGTTTCGGATGGTCGCGGCAGGCGGCCTGCCGTTCCCAGTCCAAGGCGAGCGTTGCGGGGGCGATCATGGCCGGCTCTCGGCCGGCGGCGGTGGCGGGGTGGCGGTTATGCGCGGGTCGCGGGCGCGGAGCGGGGCGCATCCGGCGTGCCCGGTGGGGGTGCGCCCGGCCGGGGCGTAACGCCGGTAGGGCCGGTTGTCCCACGGCCGGGTGTAGGCCGGCCCGCTCACCGGGGGCCGCCCGGTGCGGCGATGTCGGTTCCGCCATCTGCGCAGCGGCAGAGGGAGGTGGGCAGGATCCGGCCGGCTCGTATCCAGCAGGGTCCGCAGATCGGGCCGAACCACAGCGGCATCGGCGTGTACCTGCCGGTGTACCTGCCCATGATCTCCGGTAGTTCGAACAGCACATCAGGGGCGGTCATGGTTGCCGCCGGCGGAGTTGTTCGTAGACGGCCCACGCCCGCGGGCTCATCCCCTGCATGATCACCGTCTCGGCGTCCCCGCCGAGGATCTGGTCGGCCTCGTCGAACAGGCCAGCGGGTACGTCCAGCGGCGCCGGCGCCGGCCTACGCCGGGGCAGGTTGCGGTTGGGGTAGTGGATTCGCCGGGCTGCAGCCGCATGCCACAGGGCTTGTTCGGCCCGCTCGGCCCGGGCCTGGGCGGCCCGCAGCTGGGCGGCGGCGGTGGCGCGGGCGACGATCCAGGTGAGTGCGACGATCCCGGCGACCGCGACCATGCAGCCGCCGATGGCCAGCGTGTTGCCGTACGGGGTCACGACGGGTCGCCGTTTTCTGCGATGGCCAATCCGTTGCGGGCCAGGGCTTCGCGGACGGCGGCGACCCGTTCGCCCGGGCTGCCGTAGCCGTAGGTGGAGTGGACGATGATCTGGATAGCGCCGATCGCGCGGGCCATGCGGGCGGCCAGGCTGGTCTCGTCGGTTAGGGTGCGGGTGGACATCGGATCTCCTCACGTGCCTCCGGTGGGTGACCCGGCCGCGCAGCGGCGGCCGGGTCACCGTTTGCGTTCAGGCGTCCAAGTTCGGGCAGTCAATTTCGTCGCGGGCCATCGGGAAGGCGCGGCACTGGCAGAGCCGTGCCCCGGCCGGTCCACTAAGGTGATCGCCGGTGACGTGGACCGGCCGGGAGTCTGGGCGGCCGAGTACGCCCGCACCTGTGCCAGCGGGCACGGGCGCACCCGGGGTCTGGTGGCTCGACGGGGCGGGCACCGGCCGGGCAGATCGGGGGCGAACTGCCGGCCGGGCAAAGGCGAGCGTGGGGACCAGGGCGAGCGCGCCGAACAGCAGCATCGGGTCGACGCTCACGGCGGCCGCGCCGCCGCCGGTCCAGGCTGCGCCGGTGGCGATCGTGGCGGTGATCGGGTGGGTGGCCCACACCCGCAGGTTGGTGGCGAGGATGCTCACGGCCGGGGCCATCATTGCCATCCCTGGATTTCGTCCTGCGGGCGGCGGTCGGCCAGCCCGACGGCCCGGGCCGCCGCCCGGGGGCCTGCTCCCACTCCCGGGCGGCCGTACGCACCAGCCGGCGGTCAAGCCAGTGCAGGGTGGCGACGCAGGCGGCGATGATGGCGGCCAGGATGAGGCCGCTGGCTGTGACGCTCATGGCCGGCCCTCGGGGCGGGTTGCCGCCCTCCGGTGGCGGAGTTGTTCCAGGCTCGGCCAGCTCGAGGCGGCCGCTCGGCGCAGCGGGTCGCCGAGCCGGTATCCGCCGCGGCGCTGCTTCGCGCCTTCGATCTGGGTGGCGAGCTCGGCGGCGGCCGGGCCCAGGTCGAGCGGCCCGGGCGCCCTCGGCGCCGCGGTGCGGTGGGTGTGGCCGGCCGGCGGCCAGTCGCGGCCGGGTCCGGTGGGCGGCTGCGGCGGGGTGGGTGGGGCGGGTGGGGCGCCCGGCGGGTGGGTCACGGTGTGCCTCCGATCCACCAGCCACCGGCGGCGGCCAGCGCTGACAGGGCGAGCAGGGCGAGCAGGGCCAGGAACCGGCAGCCGCGGGTTGGCGGCGCGGGGGCGGCGCGGCGTACCGGCTTGCCGCCGGTGCGGGGCCGCGGGCCGCGGGCCGGGCGGCGGCCGTGGCCACGGCGGGCGAACAGGGCGGCGATCATGCCACACGCTCTGCGGACTGGCGATCGGAGAACCAGAGTCGGAGCGACTCGGCGTTAACCGAAATGCCAGTCTTCTCGGTGATCTCCTTGGCCAAGCCACGCCAACTAGTCGGTGGCCCGAACGGAGGGCCGTCGACAGCTCGGCGCTCCCGCACGAACTCGACCAGGGGGACGCCCAGCGCCCCCTCGATGAGGCGGTACCGGTCGCTCGGTTGGGTCATAGCTAGGAAGTTTGGCATTGCAAAGCTACCTTGGCAAGAGCCATCGGGTCATCCGAACGGCTAATTTGCAACCGCCAAACTCCCGACTCAGACTTGCCAAGTCTTCTGGCTAGTGGCAATACTCTTGGCATGGATCAGAACGTGAAGGAACGCACCATCCCGCCCGACGAGTTCCGCTACCGAGTCCTCCTCGCCCGAACTCACGCCGGCCTCACCACACGTGAGGCGGCCGACCTGTGCGGCACAACCTCAGCGAGTTGGTCAAACTGGGAGCGCGGCATGAAGCCGCGCGATCTGCTCGACGTGGTGGAGCGGATCAGCGAGGGGCTCGGCGTCGACAGGGACTGGCTGATGTGGGGCGGGCCGCTGTCCACGCCAGGACGCCGTGACCCGCTCGCCCGCCGCGTGCTCAGCCGGGGATCACCTACCGGGTCGTACGGCGTGACGCTCCCACGGCCAACGTGCGTGCCCGAACAGTCGACCCGCCACTCACCTGTTAGTGCCACACCGACTGTCAGTCACAACGGTGTAACTCACCGCACCGGGCGTGTCGTCCGCCCGGTCTCCTGAGTGACACAACCCGCCATCGGCCCGCACTGTGAGCGACATGAACGGTTCTACACCCATGACTGGCACAGCAGGCGATCTTATCGACGCCTACCTCTGCCACCTTCGACTGGTCGGCCGATCCGACTACACCACCCGCGAATGGGGTCGTGTGCTCGCCCGCGCCGACCGGGACCTGCCGTTCGGCCTGGACGCTGCGCAGCCGATTGAAATACAGGCCTGGTTGGGCCGACCTGGCTGGTCACCGGCCACCCGCACCGCCTACTACACCTGCCTCGGCTCGTTCTACCGCTGGGCCACCAACGAGCGCGACCGGTGGCTCAAGCTCGACCCGATGCGCGACGTGGCCGCTCCGGCCAGGCCTGCGCGGGGGCAGCCGGACCCGTGCACCGACGGCGAACTCACCGACATGCTCGCGCGCTCCGTCGAGCCGTACCGGCTGTGGATCGTGCTGGCGGCCTACGCCGGGCTGCGCTGCCTCGAGGTCTCCCGGCTCGACCGGGAGGACGTCGACGAGGAGTCGGTGCGGGTCCGGCTGGGCAAAGGCAACCGACCGCGCACGGTGCCAGCCCACCCGCTGGTGTGGGCGAGCGTGCAAGATTTACCACCCGGCCCGCTGGTCCGGCTGCGCAGCGGCGTCCGCGCGTCCGGCCGGTACGTCTCCCACCGGTCCAACGCCTACCTCCACCGCCAGCTCGGCATGGTCCGCATGCACCTGCACCGATGCCGGCACTGGTATGCCACCCGCGCACTCGAGGCCTGCCGGGATCCGCGGGTGGTGCAGGAGCTCCTGGGTCACGCGTCGCTGGCGACCACCGCGATCTACACCCAGGTCAGCCCTGCTCGGCGGGCCGCGGCGGTGGCGGGCCTGCCGGTCCTGGCCGGGCGGGCCTGCCGGTCCGTGCCGGCAGGTGGTCGGCTACCTCGGTGACCACCTCCACCCGGGTCGCCATCAGCCGCAGGTGGTCCGGCCGGGCCAGGATCACCCGTTCGACCAGGCCTGTCGCCACAGCCTGCAGCACCCCGTCGCCGGTGCTGGTGATCGAGTCCAGGATGTAGCCGTGGGCCCGGATGTGGTCGAGGCATTCCCGCAGCCAGCGGAGCACATGCTGGGCCCGGGGCGGGACGTAGATGATGACGCGCATGCGCGGCCTCCGTCGCCTGGCCGGGTGCGGACGAGCCCCGGTCAGGTGGCGGAGCGTACGCCTACAGCTACTCCCACGGCCAGGTGAACGGCCAATGGGTCATGTGCGGGATCAGCCACACGACCAGGCCGAGCAGGCCGGCGACGAACGACGCGACCGCCACCCGCCGCCGGCGCCGCGGCGGGTCCACGCCCAGCGCGGCCTTGACCCGCTCCGTGGCCGCCCCACCGCTGCCCCGGTTGACCAGGGCGATCGTCTCACCGAAGGTGAACCCGACCACCAGCACCGACAACAGCAGCGGCCAGTACCAGGTACGCAGCCAGCGCGGATCCTGGCGGGCTACCTCGCGAGCCGCCCGCAGCTGCGCCCTCACGCCGACCGTGCCCGTGTGATCGCCTCGGCCAGCTGGACACGCAGCTCATCCGGGGCCAGCCGGTTCTTCACCCGGTACGTGGCCATCCCGGTTACCACCGCCAGCCCGACCGCGGCACCCATCACCCCGGGCGCGCCCAGGTCGCCCCCGGCCAGCAGGACCGCCGCCAGCTCGGCGACCAGCGCGCCGCCGGCGGCGTACAGCGCCTTCCGAATCCGCCTAAAGTCGATCTTCATGGTGTGCCGTGTCCTCTCACGTAGTGCTCGGCAAGCTGGGCCGCGTTGGCCTGCGCCAGCGTCAGCCCGGCCGAGCTGGTCTGGTCGGCCCGGTGCGCCACCGCGGCGACCCGGGCTAGCTCGGCGGTAGCGTCCTCGACCACCCGCCGCAGCGGAGGGTCAGCACCGTTGCCGAGATGCCGTTCCATCGTGGCCATGCGGGCCGGGATGCCCGGGCGGGCCGGCCGGGTAGCGGTACCCGGATCGCCGCGCCAGTCCGAGATCAGCTCCCCGAGCGGCTCCAGGATGCGCCGGTCCAGGCGCTTCCACATCCGCAGGATGATCCCGCCGACCAGGGCCGCGGTGCTGACCACCGCGGCCACCCCGCCAGCGACCAGGGGCCAGGGCAGAGAGACCGGAGCGACCTCCTGAAGCGCGATCATCACGTAGGCTCAGCGACCAGCCGCAGCGTGGCCAGCCCCTCCATCACCGCGGTGCGGACCTGCTCGGCCGGCACGTCGGCCAGGTGCTCGGCGACCAGCCCCGGGAAGACCTCGGTCAGCGTGGCCAGCAGCACTTCCCGTTCGGCCGCCCGCTCGGTGCGCTCCCTGACCGCCGCCTTGTCCAGCTCGGCGCGCAGGGTCGCGGCCACGTCGTCGCCGGCCACCGCGGCCAGGATGGTGCCCAGCGCTGCCCGCACCTCGGTGCCGGTTGCGTTCGTCCACACGTCCGCGGCGAACCTGGCCCTGCTCCTGGGTGCGGCGGTCATGCCGGCGTAGGCGATGCGGCCTCGCAGCGAATCGTTCCAGCCGGCAGGCACCGTGTCGTCGTCGACCAGGCCCGACTGGGAGTAGCGCGCGCTGAAGAACTCGGTCAGAACATCCAGCATCTCGGCTTTGGTCATGTCATCACCCTCCGTTGGTAGTCCGGCTGCGATCCACGCCCGCAGGCGGGAGCCGGGACATTCTGTCGCCTGCCCGGGTAGCTGCCCGTGGCCGGAGACCAGCAGCTGCCGGCCGGCACGGCGCTGCGCCTCCTCCCGCACCCACGCCAGCGTGGACAGCGCTGCGGCCGTGGGGGCGACGTTGCCGGAGGTGCCGATCCAGCACACCCCGACCCACGCCGTGTTCTCGTTGGCGGCATGCGCGCCGATGGCCGACCAGGTGCCCTGCCGGCCTTCCCACAGCCGCCCGTCCTGTGTAGCCAAGAAGTTGTAGCCGATGTCCACCCAGCCGTTGGAGTCCATCTGGTAGTCCTGGATCTGGCGGACGGTTTGGGTGGCGACGCCGGCGGAGTGGTGGATGGCCACACCCACCCGCTGCCCCCAGGTGGCCATGGAGATGGCGCCCTTCGGCGCCCGGGCACCCCACTGGGCTCGGGTGACGATCGTCGGTGCCATGGTCCCCTACCCGCTCACGTAGAAGGCCAGCAGGTACACCGGCCGGGACGTCAACGCGCCCAGCTTGCACGTACCGGTGCCGGAACCCCGCACCCCGGCCAGGACGAACGTCTGGTTCCCAGACGAGGAAGCGTTGAATCCGAACGACATCACCCCGCCGAATCCGAGGTTGCTCGTGGAGGGGATGGACACGTTGTCAGACTGCTCAATCGTTCCACTAACGCTGGTCTGCCGAAACCGCTGGATCACCCGGTCTCCGGCGACGGTCGACTCCCACTTCGGAAACGCCCAGATGCGGTAGCGGCGGCCGGAGACCATTGGCACGACCAGGGTGCCCACCACCGTTTCGGTGGTCGTGAACCCGGCCGAGTCGGACGTGATGATCTCCTCGGCGATCTGCTCCCCGGGCATGCGATTCGCTACCGACAGTTGACCTGCGCTGGACATGGTGACCTCACAATCCTATGTAGTGCGGGTTGAGGAACGTGATCGGCGCACCGGTGGCGTGCGACTTGACGATCCCGTTGACCGACCTGGTGACGGTCAGGGTGGTGGTCCGGTTTGGGAACGTCCCGGCCATCGCCGCCACCGCAGTGACGGTCATCCGCTCACCGCCGATCAAAATCTCGATGTCATCCTCATAGACCCAGTCCGGGCCGGCGCCGGCATTGATGTCCACCCCGGTTTCGGTGGTGTCCAGCGCCTCGGCGGTGACCGCAGAGTCGGACAGGAGCATCCCGTAGAAGATGTGCGCCACCTCGGATACGTGCAGCGAGGACTCCGGCACGCACAGGAAGGTCACCTTACGGGTGTGCGAGCCGATGGTCTCAGCCCACCCGCGGACCAGCAGGTGAACCGTGTCCGCGTTGATCGTGTCCGGCAAGCCCAGCTGCACCACCCGAGAACCGGGCTGGATGTCCTCCACCGCGCCGAACAGGGTGGGGGCGGCGACCAGGTCGATGGCCAGCGCCGGCACCCGCAGGTCAGCGTTGGTGCCCAAGCGCAGCCTCCATGCGGCCTGAGCTTCCAGGAACCCGTCGGCCGCCAGGTTCAACGGGCCGGGCAGCCCGGTGTTGACCCGACCGATCGCCGCCACGCTGGCCGCGTCGACCGCCTGCGCGGTTGCCCCGGTGACCCGGTTGGTCACGGTGACATCGTTACGGGTCGCCTGGTCGTCCAAGGTCGGGTCAAGCGATGGGGCGACCTGGCCTGCGACGAAGTTGGGTACCATCACCGCCAGCTGTGAGTACAGGGCGCGGCCGGTGATGTAGTGCAGGGCGGCCGTGGCCCTGGAGTCGTGCAGGATGCCCAGGTCGGTGTTCGCCGCCTCCCGCAGGATGGCCATGAACCCGTCCGGGTACTGCGGGCCGAGCGGTTGCGTGTCCTCCAGGTCGCCGGTCGACGTGAACGCGACACCCTCCTCGTCGGCGACCCGCTCGATGCGCTCCCCGGCCGGTTCGCCGGTGTGCCCGGTGTAGGCGGCGTGGGTGTCGGCGATATCCGGCGCGTTCAGGTCCCACAGGGCTAGCTTGCCGATGTGGACGGGCAGGGTCCACGGGTCAAACAGGAACCAGCCCAGCCCGACCTTCGACACCGCCGGCGGGGTGGACACCCCGACGTCGTGCGCGGCGGTCAGCACCGTCTGCCCGTCCACGTTTATCGACAGGCTGGTGTCCGTCCCGAATGTGTTCACCGCGCGGAACCGGATGTGGTGAGGCTGCCCGTCGAGCAGATTCCCAAGGTCCACCGCGCCGCCACCGACCGGCGTCCCCGACGGGTCGATCACCTGAATCTCCAGGTCGTTGAAGTCGGTGGCGACCAGGGCGCGGAACGTCCACCCCGCCTCGTCGACGACCCGGGCGAACGCGAACTGCGGCTCGAGGTCCCCCCAGCCGGCCGGGTCCGGTGCCCGGAACAGGTAGTCCAGGCTCCACCCGCCGGAGGCTGCGCCGGACACCGGGGCGTCCAGCGCGCCGTCGTCGGTCTGCCCGGTGAGCAGCCCGGGCGGTAGCCACGGCGCCAGGAAGCCCTTCCCGAACTGCGCCGACAGGATCGGCTCGGTGGCGCGCATCGCCGTCCCACCGGTCGCGGCCCGCGCCTGCGTCGAGCCCTCCACGTCGTTTAGCGGCCAGTACCGCACCGGGTCGTTGGCGATGACGAACCGGTCGATCGCATCCCGCAACGGGTCGGTGCCCTGCTCCAGGCGGTGGCTGATCCCGAACGCCTTGACCAGCACCCACGTGTCGTTCAGGTCGGTGGACATGCGCGGGGTCCAGGATGCGACCTCGCCTATGAACCGCTGGTCGGTGTCCACAGTGATCCTGATCGGGGTGTAGCGGCCGATCAGCCCGTACAGCGGCGAGGTGACGTTGCCCGGGAAGTAGGTGTGCCCGGCCAGGGTCAGCCGTGCGGAGGCCGGCGGCGGCTGCCCTGCCTCGTCGGCATCCCCAACGGTGATGGTGACCGGGTTGCGCACGTACACCGCGTCCGGGACTTCGTTCCACGTCCCGGAGTAGAACAGCTCCACGGTGACGTCCTGTTTAGCCACGTCGACCGCCGAGGACGAGCCCAACGTCGCCGCCACGATCACGGACAGCACCAGCGATGATCTCAACAAGAAGGTCGTCGAGCCGCGAACCACCGGAATGCACCTCCAAGACGAGGCGGTCACGCCCGCCGGCCGGGGTGACCCGCTCACCTGCCTGGAGGATAGCCAGGCCCTCGGTGCCCGGTGCTCCGGGCATAACCCCGCCCTGGTGGAAGCGGGGGATCTGCGGCACGGAGAACGTGCGCCCTCCGATGATCGGTATCCACCCGGGGACTGTCCAGGACAGCCGGCCCACGGTGCTGTTCCACACGCCGGCCACGGCGTTGAACGCCCAGCGGAACGCGCCCACGATCGCGTCACGGACCCCGAACACCACGTCCCTGACCCTGCCGAAGGCGCGGGAGATCCAGCCGACCGCGGCGCTGATCGGCCCGGTGAGGATCGCCACCAGCTTCGACCAGTTGTCCTTGATCCAGTTGAACACCCTCTTCACCGGGTCGCCGATCTTGCCCCAGATGGCATGCCACAACCGTTGGAACCAGTCAGTTTTCGTGGCGATGATGACAATCACGGCTATCAACGCGATTACGGCCAGAATGATGATTGTCAACGGGTTCAGCGACATGACCACGTTGAACGCTGCTTGAGCCAGCGACCAAACCTTCGTCGCCGCGGCCACCGCCAGCTGCCCCACCCGGGTCTGCCCCAGCCAGCCAACCGCGGACTTCAGCGACGGGACGAGGAAGTTGAACAGGCCGGAGCCCAGGTCACCCACACCGGCGCCGAGAGTCATAAACCCGCCGAACAGGTCGCCCTTGGCAATCTGGCTGACCCCACCCATGGTGTCCTGAACACCGGTCAGCGTGTCGCGGAAGCCCATCGCCTTGGTGTCCACCGCATCCGCGGCCTCGCCAACCCGGTCGAAGCCCTTACCAGCGTCGCCGACCTTGGTGTCCATCTGCCCGGCGGACGCGCCAACCTTGTCGAAGGTCTTCTCCAGCTGCTCAGAGTCGCCTGCGAAGGTCAGCGTGACCTGGTTCTTACTGGCCACGTTCAACCTCCATCCCGGCCTGCTCGGCCACCTTCACCAGCGCGGCGGACAGCACCTCCTGGAACTCGCCGGACAGCTTCAGGTCGAAGTAGGCGTCGTACAGGTAGCGGCCGTGCTTTATGAACGCCCGCTCGACGCTGCGCTTGGGGCCGACCCGGCCGCCGAAGTCGAGCCACGGGTAGTAGGGGGCCCGCTTGCCACCGGCGCGGACCCGCACCGCGGTACGGGTGCTGGCCTTGCGCACGCTGCCCCGTGCCCGGCCGCTACGGGTTGGGATGCGCGGCTTCGCCTTGCCGACCACCAGGTCGGCGGCCTCGTTCAGGGCGACCCGCAGCGCCTTGGGGAGGTCGTCGTCGAGCTTCTTCAGCGAGCGGCGGAACTCGTTGAGACCCTCAATCTTGATCGCGTCACTCACCGCCCACCTCCCGCCTTGCTCATCGCCAACTCGTCGCGCTGGGCCTTCCGTCCGTAGTACACCTGCCAGCCCACCCACTCCACGTTAGACAGGCCGGCTTGCAGCTCCGCCACCGTCCGCCCCAGCTTGGCGGCCAGGAAGAACTCAAACTCCGTCTCCGGCTCCGTCTCCATCGCCAGCCACGCCGCTTTTAGGCGCCCCCTCGGCCAGCCCGGACAGCTCCTGGATCAGCTCGACCAACGGCTGGAGCTCCCCGGCGCCGGCGGCGGCCTGCCACTGCCCCACCTCCGCCTCGGTCAGCTGCGGGTCGACCATGGCCAGGGCGAGCATCTTCCGCTCCAGGACCAGCGCCCGCGGCCCATCAAGGTTCGCTTCGCTGTCGGTGGCCTTGCGCTGGACGAGCACCTCGACGCGGGACAGCCCGCGGACCCGCACCGTGCCGGACCCGGGAATCTCGTAGTCGGCCTCGGGCAGCCGCGGCTTGAGCAGCCTGGCCTTGAGATCCTCGCCGTACGCCGATGTCGTCATGGCAGCCTCCTACGCGCTCTGGGCGGTCGAGACGACGTCGTCGGAGAACTGGAGCGAGACACTCCACTTCACCATGTCGGCGACCGGGTGGGACTGCGAATACTCAGTGACCAGCACGTCCACCGCATCCTGCGGCAGGCTCGAACCGGTGCCTTCCGGCTGGTGGATGAACGGGACCACCGTGCCGACCAGCGGCTGGATGACAGCCCGTGGGCCGGTGGCCGCGGTCGTGTCGTAGAAGCCGGTGACGGTGGCGGAGCCGTTCTTCAGCCCGCCGGAGAACACGTGCGAGTTCTTGCCGTAGGTGGTCGTGTCGTGCGAGTCAGCGGTGAACTTGAGGTCGCTACCGTCGCTGTACTGACTCAGGTCGTCGCCGTCGAGCTTGACGACCGTGACCTTCCCGTGCTGCTTAGCCATCAGGCCCCTCCCGATCCTGCGATGTCCAATGAGAACGTTGCGGCCAGGTGGTCGACCCTGGCCATGCTCACCACGTCGAATACGGCGTCCATCACCCGCACCACGTCAAAGGCGGTGTAGGTGCCGCCCTCGATGACCGCCTTGACCGAGGTGGCGCCGGACC